AGCCATTGTCTCTAAAAGAGATTTGTAAACGTAGAAGTATATCACAAAAATCTGATGCAGTAGATCAATACATGAAAGATAAAATATCTTTTGAGAATATACCAGTAGATATTATTGAAGAGTATGGCAGACAAGATGTCATATCTACTAGGGCTTTGTTTGATTCACAGATGGCAGACTTTAAGAAGGCAGACAATAAAGGCTTGCTTAAATCTGTTAAGATGATGAATGAGTTCTTACCTGTGTTAGGCAATATGGAGATGAATGGAATACACATAGATGTTCCTGGACTTGATCTAGTTGAGCAAGAGTTTAAAGAAGAGTTTGGTACTATAGCACAAAAGATTAAGACTATAATATGGGAGCAAATGGGTGATACCCCTATCAATCCTAGTAGCGGAGAGCAACTGTCTTGGCTTATATATTCTAGAAAAGTTACAGATAAAAAGAAATGGGCACAGATGTTTAATATAGGAATAGATAAAGCCACTAAGAAAAAAAAGAAACGACCTATCTTTTCTAAATCTAAATTTAAAGACGCTGTAAATTTTAATACAACTATCATTAAAAAAACTATGGCAACTCAATGTGAAAAATGTAGTGGCGATGGTACTATACAAAGAGTTAAAGTTAATGGTGATAGATATAAAAATTTATCTAAGTGTGATGCATGCGAGGGTACAGGACTAATATACACGGAGTTAAATCGTACTGCAGGCTTTGGTCAGACACCTGTAGGTGTATCTGAGGTAGCTGATGGAGGATTTAAAACAGATAGAGATACCTTAAAAAAATTAGCTGCACGATCAACAGGAGAGTTACGAGAGTTTATTGATTTAATTATAAGGTACAATGCAATTGATACATATCTAAATACATTTGTAAATGGTATGAGAGATCATGTAAATGAAGATAGCATATTACATCCTAAGTTTATGCAGTGTGTTACAGCAACAGCAAGATTATCTAGCCGTGATCCTAACTTTCAGAATCAACCACGGGGCAATACGTTTCCTATTCGTAAAGTAATTACATCTAGATTTGAGGGGGGAAAGATAATGGAAATAGATTTCTCACAGCTAGAGTTTAGAACTGCTGTTTTTTTAGCCCAAGATAAGCAAGGTATGAAAGATATAGAAGATGGCGTAGATGTACATCAGTTTACTGCAGATACTATAGGAGTATCTAGACAAGATGCAAAGGCACATACATTTAAACCTTTGTATGGAGGCATGTCTGGCACAGAAGATGAGAAAAGATATTACAAAGCATTCTTAGATAAGTATAAAGATATAGCTAAGTGGCATGAAACTTTACAAAGCAGTGCGATAGAATTTAAAAAAATTAAGACCCCATCTGGTAGAGAGTATGCCTTTCCGTATGCACAAAGACAGGCTTGGGGAGGATCTAGTTATTCTACACAGATAAAAAACTATCCAGTTCAGGGGTTTGCAACTGCAGATATAGTACCTATTGCTTGTATCAATGCTTATAACCTAATGAGAGAACATAAAGTTAAAAGCCTATTGGTTAATACAGTGCATGACTCTATAGTTGCAGATATATTTCCTGGAGAAGAAGATATTATGGCAGATATATTAGATAGTGCTACTCTTGATGTTATAGATTCTCTTAAGTCCTACTATGATTTAGACTTTAATGTGCCACTTGACACAGAAACTAAGGTGGGATATAATTGGCTTGAAATGCAAGAAAAATCACAACCGAAAGGCATAGCTCTATGAAGTCACTTGAGTATTTATGTAATCTTATACTTATAATTGTAATATTTTTATTAATACTATGGCAACATTCTTCTTGACTTTTATTACAAAATAGTGTATAAGCGAACAAACCAACCAAAGGAGGACAATTTGATGTCTAATAATGAAGTAGCTAACATAGACGGTCTATCACAAGATCAGATCATGTCTATGATTGGCCAAGAGAAATCTTCTACTGGTAACTTCTTACCGAAGCTAGCCATAAATAGATTTCCAGAGAACGATGATGGTGCGGAAGTACCAGTAGGATCATACGGTGTGTATGTTCCAGAGCTAGATAGCATGGCTTACGGAAAGCCAGTGACGTTTAGACCATTCATGAATGCATATCAGTACATGAAGTACGATGCAGAAAAGAATGAGTACAGTAACAGAAGTATAATCTTTAAGTCTTGGAAAGATGAGGCTATAGATATACAAGGTGGTGTACGCTGTGGTAAGATACCAGCAAAAGAACTTGCCAATCTCTCTGATGAAGAGAGAATGAAACAGAAGGCGATAAAGTGTTATCGTTTAGTTTATGGTTTAGTTTCTTTTAAAGGCAGTCTTCCAGGAGGAGATACGGCAGAGGTAAAAGATTTACCTGTGTTGTGGAAAGTAACAGGTAGTAACTTTAAGCCTGTTGGTGAGGCAATAGAAAGTCTCAGACGTAGAGGTAAAGTGATGTTTAATCACACACTTGATCTTAAAACTATGAAGAAGAAAGCAGGTAGCAATGTATTCTATGTATCAAATATATCAGTTAATCCAGACGAGGTTACATTTACTGACAAAGAAAAAGAGATTCTCTTATCTTTCCAAGATGTTATCAACACTGAGAATGAAGAGATAGTAGAACTTTGGCGTAGTGCTAAGAAGGCATCTCCTACTACATCTGATGCAAAGATCATAGAAGCAACGCAAGATCTAGAAGATGATCCAGCGGAGATACTTGCTTCGTGAGTTCCGACATCCTAGAAAAAGTTAGGGTGTTTCTTGAGGCTGCATCGAAAGATGCGGTTGAGGTATCCGATGATTTGATCACTCAGTTTGGTGACGCTTGCATGGAATCATTCCGCAAGCAATTCACTGACCAAAGAAAAAAAGAGTTTGGTCTTAGAGCATCAAACATCGGAAGACCTTTATGCCAATTGCAGATGGAGAAAAGAGGTATCAAAGGAGAGTCACAGCCATACAATTTTAAGATGAGAAATTTTTTTGGTGACTTAATAGAGCAAGCCGCTATGATAATTATGAAAGCCTCTGGTGTAGAGGTACAGTCAGAGCAGACAAAGACAGAATATAAATTAGATGGCGTAAGTGTTAATGGCACACTTGATGTAGAGATTGAAGACAAAGTATGGGATATCAAAAGTGCATCACCGTGGTCATTCACTAATAAGTTTGGGGAGAATGGTGGCTTTCATGCAGTAGCAGATGATGACTTGTTTGGGTATCTGGCACAAGGTTATATGTATGCAGAGGCTAGACAAAAACCATTTGGTGGATGGATTGTAATCAATAAATCTACAGGAGAATGGGTGCTAACAGAGGCACCAATGGCTGATGAAGAATACAAAGAGAAGGCAATCAGTGATATTGATAATAATATTAGAGCTATAACTTTAGACAAAGAGTTTAAGAGATGTTTCAAAGATGAAGATGAGTACTTTAGAAAACAAAAGACAGGCAATAAAGTTCTAGGTACGGCATGTAGTTTCTGCCCTTACAAGTTTCCTTGTTGGGGAGAAAACTTGCAGATGCTGCCACAACAGCAATCGCAAGCAAAAAACCCTAAGTGGGTTTGGTACACAGAGGTCAATAATCCGAGGGTAGATGATGGCTTCTAGTGTACGCAGTAGAAAAGCCAAGGGGCGAAGGCTTCAAAACTGGGTTAGGGACGCACTACTAGGTGCGTTCCCTAGCTTAAAAGTAGATACAGATGTATGGTGTGCTATCATGGGAGAGTCTGGCATAGACATCAAGCTATCTGAAAAAGCCCAAAAATTATTCCCATTCTCTATTGAATGTAAGAATAAAGAAACATGGAAAGGATTGTATGATTCTTATGATCAATCTATTTCCAACGCTAACTTAGAACCTGCTGTAGTATTAAAGATGAATGGCAGGAAACCCCTTATTGTACTTGACTGTATGTCGTTTATAGGTATAATAAAACAAACAAATAAAGGAGAACAAGATGGTTACATTTCCAAATAATCTTACTGATGAAGATATAGATCTTATGAAAGAAGAGCAAGACAAAGAAATACAAGAGACAATAGCTATGCTTAATCATAAAAAAGAAAAGCTACTAAAAGAAGGCAAGTCTTTAGATGATGAAGAAGTAAAAGGTATTGATGAACTGATGGAGCTAGTATGATTGACGACTTCGATGATAATGTAAAGAAGTTAGATATATTTAGTTCGGTATCTGTAGTAATTACACCACATGAAAAAGGATTTACATGTGGCATATTAGATCCAAAACCACCAACAGAGAGAGACATATGCTCTTACATAGCAAAAGGATTAATTAGATTTGTTACTACAAATGCTGATATAATATATGAAGAGGGCATGCAAGGATTCTATGAAGACGATGTTCATTCTTCAGAGAATGGAAAAGAACACAGCAATGTTATTGACCTATTTAATTTTAAAAAAGGAGACTTAAATTAATGACAACACACTTAGTAATAGGAGACCCCCATTGTACACCTCATGCTAGCAATGAAAGATTTACTTGGGCAGGCAGAATGGCTAAAGACTTAAAGGTAGATAAAGTAATTTGTATGGGAGACTTTGCAAGTATGGATTCTATGTCTAGTTATGATAGAAAGAAAAAATCATTTGAAGGTAGAAGATATAAGAAAGATATAGAGCATGCACATGATGCACTACAAAAGTTTAATGATGGTATTGGCAAACATGATGCAGAGATGCACATGCTATTGGGCAATCATGAAGATCGTATACTTCGTATGGTAGAAGATAACCCAGAGCTTGAAGGCCACATGACTATAGAGGATCTAAAGTATCCAGAGTATGGGTGGCATACCTATGATTACAGATATCCTGCAGTCATAGATGGTGTATACTACTCACACAATTTTCCTAGTGGGGTTATGGGTACGGCTATATCTGGAGAGAACATGGCTAGAGCATTAGTTAATAAGAATAAAGTATCATCTACTGTTGGGCATTCTCATCTACTAGATTATGCTATTGCATCTAAACCATCTGGTAAAAAAATTATGGGATTATCTGCAGGTTGCTACTTGACACACAGAGAAGCATACGCATATAATACACAGAGACTATGGTGGAGTGGACTTATAGTTAAACGTAATGTAAAAGGTGGAGAGTATGATATTGAAACTGTTAATGTACAGGAGGTAAAGAAAAGATATGGCAGATGATGTAAATTTTCCACAGCATTATAGACAATCTAATACAGAAACTATTGAATTGATTAGAGAGTCAATGACTACTGAAGAGTTTCATGGATATCTAAAGGGTGCGTGCATGAAGTACATGGCTAGATATAAGTACAAAGGACAGCCTGTACAAGATTTAGAAAAAGCACAATGGTATTTAAATAGATTAATAGTTGAAGTGCTAAATGTAGAAACAGAAAGAGAGGCAGAGTAGTGATGCAACCTATACATAAACATCTACTTGTATTTGCAAAAGTAAATAAATTTCCAAATGAAGATGAGAAAAAAATAGTAATAGGCTTTATGAAGAACTTAGTAGAAAAAATAGAGATGAAACTAATTGGTGGACCGATTGCAAAGTATGTAAAAGATCAAGGCAACATTGGATGGACATCTACATTACTATTAAGTACAAGCCATGCGGCTATGCACATATGGAATGAGTGGGGAACTATGCAGTTAGATGTTTATTCTTGTAAAGAGTTTGATGAACGTAAAGTAATTAACTTTTTAAAAGAAACATTTGATGCAACTATGATTAAACACAGAGTTATTAATAGAGATGGAGGGTTGAACGATGATGAGGGATTAAAAATAACAGAATACAGTTAAAGGGGTCAAACTTGCACGCACAAGCGAATGTGCACCTTTATGCTACCCAAGTATCAACTAAGGTAGAAACGTTTGAGTTTACTATATCTAAGAAAGAAAAATTTTAATAAAAGGAGAATAAAATGGCAGAAGCTAAAGCAGATGAGCAAATGCAAGCAGCTCATCAACAAATGGATAAACAATATATAATATCTGGATCACAGGTACAAAGCATATTAAGATATCTATTTACTAGACCTTATGGAGAAGTGGTTCAAGGTATTGAAGTACTATCAAAAGGTTTAAGAGAACTAGATCCAAACATTGGGGCTGACTTTGTAGCGAAGAATGCAGATGGCAAAAAATAATTCTTATCTGTTTGGAATGAATGTTCATTTGACAGGATCAAATGAGATAGCGATCAACCTAGATTACCCAGATCCAAGTGTTGTGCATGAAGAACTAAATAGTATAGACGAAAAGTTTCATGCTAATATTTTATCTGCGGTAATCAGGCATTGTAAAAGCAATGCTGAAAAACTTAATTACGAAATAAAAGATTTAATAGAAAGGTTATAATGGATAACGTGGCAAGATTAGAAGTACCAAATAGAATGAGAAGTAATACAGTCCGTATGGACATTGACGATAGAAGAGTTGTAGCTATTGTAGACTACACAATAAATGCACAAGGTATAACTCCTATGGCTATCTGGGTTAAGATAAAACCAAATGAAAGCACATTAGATAGAGAGCTTAGAGCATCTGGTAAAGCAGTATCTTTATTACTACAGTATGGATGTAGCCTTAAAGAGATAGCAGAAACTTTTACTAAAGACTCTATCATAGGTTCTGCTGTTGTTTATATACAAAAGAATATAGAAAGCATATTAGCAGGTGAAAAGTTTGAAGGCAAGGTTCCTAGATTAAGTACAGATCCTTATAAGATTAAAGAGTAATTACCTTTCACTAAAGGTATTAGGATTTCCTCTAGATGTTTCTCTAAAATTTTCTTGTTGATCTTTTTTACGTTCATTAATCATTATAGGGTTATATCTTATAATTTGTTTAGGTGTCCCTTTATCTTTAACTTTATCTTTAAATAAAGACTTAATTCTATTTTTAAGAGGTCCCCCTTCTTCTCCATAGATTAAGTCTTTTAATTCTTTATCTGTTGGAAGATTTTCATATCCAGAATAAGTAGTATCTCCATCATATGTATTTAATGTGTTTATAAAATTTTCTGTATATAGTTTTTGAAATTCTGCTTCAACTAAAACTAAGTTTTCTCCAGAAAGTTTATCATTAGATTTAAATCCTAAATTTTCTTTTGCTTGATCCGCAATATCCATACCCACTCTATTATTATTTATATCCATATAAGCGTCCATAATAAGTTCTTTATTTTTATCAGTATTTTTATTACGTTTAAAGTTTTCTACTAAATTTTTACGCATATCATTTACAGTCGCTGTATCTTCATTCTTTATATTACTTTTATTATTAGGTATATCTAAATTAGTAACAAGCCTTTCTCCTAAATCAGATCCAAATTCATTAGCAATATTACGACCTTGCACTAAATTAAAATAACCAGCAGTGTATCCGTGTTTAAATGAATCTCTTATTGATCCACTAATATCAGACACATTAATATTTTTAGGTAAATTATTTAATAAAGTTTGATTATCTTTTATTGATGGCTCTATAATATCTGTAAAGTTTTTATCTATAATACTATTTACAGATGATCCATATGGTTTACCAAATCCATATATTCTATCTTGACCTTTTTTATCTATCTTGCCTCCCAGCAATGTATTTTTAGCTATACTAATACGATTAAATGCATCTGTAAATTGTTGCTTTTGGTCTAAATCATTCTCCGATACTAAATCTCCATAGGACATAGTAGGAAGAGGACCAGTTGGGGGCATCATACCTAATGCTTCTGAATCAGCTGTCTTTAAAGCAGGAAGAGGACCAGTTGGAGGCATCATAGTAGCAGACCCTATAGTCACATCTTCCATTCCCATTTGTGCTTTTTTTGTAGGCTTGTCCATAATTCCTGCAACTATCTTAGTTGGTAATATACTTATCTTGCCATCTCCTGTAGGTACAATCATTTCTGGACCAATTTCTCCAACTATAATAGGGCCACTAATTTCTTTATCATCTATGCCTTTAGCCGCATATGATATGGGCTTCATCACTAAACCTTGTGGAGTATCTTCTTTAACTCTTTCTCCAGTTTGTTTTGTATCTAAAGTTTCTTGAGAAGACTGTACATTTTGCTCTTGTTCTTCTACAGGAGACATCATAGACTGTGCCTTGTCCTGTTCAGATTTAGCCTGTCTATCTAATAAAGAAGTCTCTGTTCCAAACACAGGTGTTGTGTCTAAAAGTTTTGGTCTTGCTCTTGATCTAAGTACCTGCTCACCTATAGGAGTTAACTTTGTGTCTAACTCTCTTTGTGTAAATATTTTCTTTGGTGCTAATGTGTCTACCATTTTATCCTCTAGTTAAGTAGTGGGTTATTTTGTTCTGCTTTTATTTCTTCTATCTTTGCATCAAGATATTCTAAAGCAGCTCCATTGATTTTAACATCACCTTTAACTGCTTCTATTTCTTTAATGATTCCTGATAAATCTACAGTCTCATTGACTATAAATTCTTTATCTTCTAGTTGTGCTATACGATTATTAAACTCACCCCAAGCCATGAAGCCACCACCGATGGCACCAATTACACCAATAAGTGCGGCATAAGATGATAGTTTACTGAACATTCCTTGCATTTAATAACTCCTTTAATTTTCTATACGCTTGATTTGTTTTTTGTTTTGCGTTGTTTACTTTAATTTGATGTTGCACTACAGGATCTGTACCTGCTATACTTACTTGTGTAACATAAATAGGTTTGCTATAACTATTAAGACTAGCCTGTATAAAGAAATCAAGATTACCTGATGGTAGTTCTTTAGCATCAAACAATGCCATATTAGTATTAAAGTATGATGACATATCAGGTTCTTGAGATATCATTTCCCTACTAACTACTTCATTTATAACTGTTAGTGTTGCATCTATTTGTTGTGCAACATTTTTTATCTTACCCTGTATAGCCTGCTCAATCTTTGCAACCTTAATATCTAGATCAACTTCCACGTCTCCTTTAGGTTCTGCTTTAATTGGTTTCTCGATTGCTTCTTCTTGTTCGGCAACTTCTGTTGCTGGTTCTGGTTCGTTTGCAATAGGCTCTTCGCTACTGGATTGCTCTTCAATTTCACTTGCTATCTCTTCTGTTGGTTCTTCTTCAATAATCTCTTCAACCACTTCAACAAACTCCTCATCGGCATCCATGGTTGCAGTTCCTTCTGCGAGTTCCATATTTGTTCCTGTCTCCACAGGATCTTCAATAGTGTCGGCATTTACAATTTCCTCAAAATATTCTTCAACTTCTTCTATAAATTCTTCTTGCATTTCTTCTGTAAATTCTTCTACAAACATTGTTTCAGGCACAGCTTCATACACTTCTTCTATTATAGGCATCTCCTCAAACACTTCTATTGGTGGTAGTTCATCAAATACTTCTACATCCATATCCATATTTGTTTCAGAAATGTATGCCAATTCAATGTCCTCGTAAAAGTCATCTTGATAGTAATCGTCTTCAAAAAAAAATTCATCCATCACCAGATACTCATCTTGTATATCAAACTCTTCTTCTTCAAACAAATCAGGATTAAATGAGTATTCAATATCTATTGGTATAGGCTCTGGCTCAAAAAAATCATCAGGTATATCATAAATAATAGTGTCAATGTCATCTATAATATCTTCAACAATATCTATTTCATCTTGCCCTGGACATGTTGGTGGTAACTGTTGCCAACAATAAGTTATCTCTGTAACAGTTGTAGAACTTAATGCTTGATAGTTTACCTGAAGCGTGGGATCCTTTACATCTACTCCTGCATGCCCACCATTATAATTTTTATTTCCAATAATATCAAAACTAAATCCTGCTGTAAGTGTACCGTGAGTCATGTTAGGATCAGCATTCATAATTAACGTATTGCCATAATTATTAAACTCATAGTTATGGTTTGTTGTGTCTTCAAATGTTGTGCTTTGTGTTGTAGTATCAACACCATTACTAGCTATCTGATACATAGTAACAGTAGATTCTGTTGGATTCCACCATCTTATGTCTGCATTAAAGTTTGAACTAAATCCTAATCTTAGTTCTTCTAAAGATACATGATCTTCTGAATTAATTGTAGTTTCTGCATATGTGTCATGCTTACCAGTTAGATATATATCTTCTGAAATATCACTTGAGTCTGGAAACATAGTACCATTCCAAGTACCATCATTAAATGTTTGAGATATTAAGTTACCTGTCGTTACAGGATTACCAGTAGTCACAGTTGTGACAGTAGTAAAATCTCCTACATTGGGCGTATCAGGTATAACTACAACAGTATCGGCATTACTCGTTACCGAGTTTAATACGATTGCCGTTACCATCAGTAATAATCTGCTCATCTGGGTTAGCCTCTTGTTCTAATTCTATTGCAATTTTATTATCAACTCTTTGCATATAATTAAGAGCCTTAGTATATTCTTCATAGTCTGGTCTTTGCTGATCGTATTTATTCCATTCAGCTAGAGCATCAGCTCCAATCTTTCCTTGGAACGGACAAGGTGTGCCTGCCATGACCATGCTCTGAAATACTCTTGCATCTTGACATAATATAGCCACTGCACTAACCTTCATGTTAAAATCAAAAAGAAGTTTGGCTAACTTCATACGCTCACAATTCATATCACGTTTTGTAATACCAATGCTACCACCTATAAGTGGCTTTTGAATACCAATACCTACTCCAACAGTACAAAGATCTTGTGACATAGCAGATATACTAGGAGCAGATGCTGAAGGTACTGTTCTAGTGTCGCCTGGATAAGAGTTATTACTATTATTTGTAGTGTTAGTTGTGGTGGTAGACTGAGAAGATCCTGATTGATAGTTAGTAGTAGCCTCACTATGATAGCCTCCTGTTATGGCGGTATTGCTTGATGATGATCCAGAAGTTACTTGATCATTTGTGGTACTACCAGCACCAGTTACATCTGCCATAGCAGAATCCATAAGTGAACCAAAAGCCCACAACATACATACTGTAATTACTACAGCTATGCCTATACTTTTAATCATCGTTCTTCTCCTGTATTATTTTATCACAATGTTTGACACCAGTTTGGTCTGTTGTCATCATACATTTTTCTAAGCTGCATGTGTATTGTACTTGGTTTCCTGAGTTCCTCTCCGCCGTGCGCTTGGCTGTGAGGCATGTACTCAAATTATCCTGGTGATACCAACCTTCTATAGTTTTGTTGCCGCCATCGTAGACATATAAACTAAGTATGATAACTGTTTCAATGATTCCCATTCTTCCGTTCTTCCAAATCTATAATACGATCTTCATGAAATTGTATAATCATATCGTTCTTAAGTATCATGGGTATTTCTGCTTCCATTTGTTCCTTAAGTTTTTCGGTGCTCTCGGCAAGGTACTCCACCAACATGTAGAGCTCTTGGACTTGTGGACTGACCATGTCGCCTTTGGGGACACCATCAATAAAAGCATTTGCAGATTCTAAATCTTTCTCCATAAGCTGTAGTGTAGTCTCAATGCTGTTAAGCCTTTCAACAATAGTAAAATATGACATCGTGCCTATTGCAACAGCCGCTAGGATGGCTAAAAGGTTGCGAGCAGGGAGAGAAATTTGTGTTGAGTCCGATAGCTTCATACTTCTTCTGCATATCTGTTTTGACAGTAGAACTCAAAACTTTTTAATTGATTAGGATAGTCTATAACGTGTTGCTTTAACAGTTCAATTTTATTCTCGTGAATAAATTCGTGACAGCTCCAATCATCTTGAAATTGTTTAAGTTTGTATTCTCTTTCTACTAATGTATCTGTACCATGAAACATTAACATTACTGTAATAACCCAATACATTATTTTTTACCTTTAAATATCTCTGCTCCCTTGAGTCCATATATCGAACTCACAATACCGATAAACAGGGCCTGATACCAAAAAGGGAGATTTGAAAACTTGTCAAAGAATATATCTAACTTTTGTTGTATGTTAGGATCATCACTAAACACACTCCAAATTAAAAGAAGTACTGGAGCACTTACCAAAATAAGTACAAACTCGTCTTTCCATCCCTTGTCGTTTGATTGCCTTACAGCTGCTTGATATTCTACCTCACCATTAGCCATTTTCTGTGCATGTAATAGCTCTGCATCAGACATAAGTATTTTAGCTTTTTGTCTGTTAGCAAATATTGAAGCACCAGTTTTTAATACTGTAGGTAGCATTGATAGTAGTGGTCCCATTATATATTATCCTCTTTCCATTTTTGTACATCAAATGATGGACATTCTTTTTGACTTATTTCATTGTGACCAATAACATCTGCATCAGGGTATTCAGCTTTTATCTCTCTTACTAAACTCTTTAGTGCAGTCCATTGTTGATCTGTAAAATTATTTTCAGCAGAGTTATCATCTGCCATACCACCTACAAGACATACACCCACACTTTTGTGATTATATCCTGCGGCATGTGCACCAGAATCTCTAAGGTCACGTCCATTTTCTACAACTCCATTGCGTCTGATAACTTTATGATATCCTATATCACGCCAGCCATTATCATTAACATGCCAGTCTTTTATTTTATCAGCACCAATATCCATGCTAGCTTTTGTAGCTGCACAATGTATTACTATATAATCTGTTTTGTTTCTAGGTTCCATTATTTTCCAAATCCCCTTAATTGTTCTGGCATATACTGTAAGTCAATTGAATTATTTTCTAATACTTCAAGTATAAATTCTCTTTGCTCATAGTTATATTGTTTTGCTAATCCTTTAGTTCTAGACAAAACTGTGTTGTTCATAAACTCCATACGAGTAAATACCTTTGTCATAATCTCTTCATATGTGTAACCCATATCTTTTGCTACATCTATAAGAGGCATAATTTCTTCCTCATATCCATTAGCTAATATATAAGCTATACTTGTAACTAATTGATCTTTTTTATCTTTGTGCCTTCTACTAATCTTAGTAGTTTCCCAAATAGTTTTTAATAATAGTGCCTCTTCAAAACTTTTACCTGCAAAGTATCTTGCTTTAAACCCTGCAACATCTCTTTCAATAGATCCTCTCATTCCTTTATAGGGATTTGCAACTATCCATTTCTTTTTATTCCTATCTTTACCAAACCCAATGACACTTTTATAATATATACTATCTTCATCTGTAAGATTATTTTTTGCATTTCCTGATGGGTCTGGAATAAATCTATCAAAAAAAGTTCCTTCGGCTAATTTATATCTAGGAAGTCCTGCATAATGTCTTTCAACTTCTGCCATTAAAGTAGGAGGTAAACTAGCTTTT